TCACGATCAATCGGGCCGATAAGCATCTGCTCAAGACCTTCACGGTAGAGAGAACCTTCAGCCGCTTCGCTGAGTTCGCCCTGCTTGCTCATCATACCCATAATGTAATCTGCTCCATACGCTCTCATAGGTTTTCCTTTCTGTTAATCTAAGTATAAAAATCCTCTGGGGCCTTTTAGACGGTCAGAGGCTTGTTGTTTTTCCATAGCGGAAAAAGCTTCTTCATCAGCACTTCTTACTCTTTGTATTTCTGCAGCTTCTCTTCTTCTTTCAGCGGCACCCGGCGTAGCATCGCCTAACCGTGTAGAACCAATGAGTCCTTCAAGAAATCTTTGCTTAAAAGGCGCTGCATCCCCTTCTGATGGCACTGCAGTCAGCAAAGCTCCTGTTCCATAAGGTAACATTTTTAAAGCTTTTCTGCCACCACTTTCAATAAAACTTAAAAAGTCTTTTGTTCTCTTAACTTTTTGTTCGTCAGATAGGCTTCTCTCAGAAAAAGGCAACTCAAGCTGCTTAGATTTATCCGTCTCTTCAACAGACTCAAGAAGCCTACTTGTTCTAGTAGGAGCGGGGGGACGCCCCTCCTGTGCTATCATTTGATTGTAGTTGTCGTATGTTTTCCCTGTGCGTTCTGAGGTAACTGGGTTGGCTAACGGCGGCATGTCGCTAGTTGGTACGCGCTGGCTTTCAAAAAATTTTCTACGATCTTCTCTACGCTGCTCTGATAGAGCTTCATCAAGAGACTTTGTGCTTTTAGAAGGCTCGTATATTCTAGGTAATTGTGTGCTAAGATATTCAGGAAGTTTGAAATCTTTTACGTGTTCAATACCCTTTTTACTTAACCTTAACTTATAAGGTATAATTTTAGTAGGATGATATATTAACTTTCCCTTTACGTCTCTACCAATAACTGCTGGAACACCGCCCTTTTCTTTTATGTCTAGTATCTCTTTACCCTTCCTAGAACGCCTATTTCGACCGCTCTCAGGAATCTCATTAAATTTTGCATCTAAGTCTTTAAATTTAAATACAGTTTTTCCTTTTATTTTTTCTTTACCTGTAGGGGGATCAGCATCCTCTAGATAGCCCTGCTCGTACAAAAGTTGTTCATAGGCTCTAGCGTCATTTAAACGATTTTCTATATTCCGTATGCCATCAGGAAAAAAGTCATTTATCCTTTTAGCAAAAGCGTCTCTGGCATCGCCCCCCTCAGTTTTGCTAACATACGCAGAGTATTTATCTAAAGTACCTGCTAAATCAACAAACGAACCCTGCATTGGAAGGCCGGTTTTTTCCATATTTTTTAAAAGCAATTTTGCCCCGTCATCATTTATGGTGATGGGGTTTACCACTCCTAATTTTTTAATTTCAACTTCAGGTAAGTCAGTTACATTAGTACGCAACTGTTTACCGGGACTAACACCTGCCGCTCTCTCTGCAGCGGTGGCGCGTCTTTTAGGCAGCATGTCCTCAAGATCAAGTTTTTCAGGGGCCTCTATTCCTGCCTTAGCCGCTGCCGCTTGAAAATCCATAGCAAGACCAGTGGTAAATCTTCCACTGTATGCTCTTTTAAATGCCTCAAAATCATCTGCGGTCAAAGAAGACCTGTTTTGATCTTTTATCTTTTGAATTACAAAATTAATAGCATCTGCTTTTTTCATGCTTAGTAACCAAACGTAGAGTCAAACGGTTTTGGCTTTGCCTCTTGCATCTTGTTCATCATTGAGTTGATGGTTAGATGCCCTCTTGCGCGTGTCATGCACATGTATCGCAAAGCGTCATAGGCGTGGTCATCTGCTTTTGTATCTACATCTTCAGGGTTTGTCTTTGATAGTGGTAACCCTGAAAGAGTACGTATCAGATGTGTGCAGGTTGAAAGTATCTTTATTCTTGGTTGTTGTGTAAACTCGTCTACCTGCAAACGCCTGTGTAGTTCTAGTTTACCTGCAATCCTATTTCTATCTGATGGAGTAAATCTAGCTCCACAACGAATAAGAGTTTCAGCGATTGAAGGTCCGGTGCCTGTCCTGTTCCAACAGGAGGAGTCAAGCACCGAGTAGTACATGCCGGGATCACCTCCCTCAAGATTTACAATGATATTGGCTAGAGTTTCTGCAGTCTGTCCTTTGCCGTAGAACTCTCTGTAAATCCAAAGGGTATCATCCCAATCAACTGCGCCCCACAGGACACAAGAGGGGGCGGCATACCCGTAGTCTGCTGCACGAAGGCGTAACCAACCTTGGGGTATCTGTGCCTGTGAGGCTTCCACAACATGAATGTTGCGGGAAAACTCTGGGAACGCCGCTCCCTCTGCGACATCCCAATCCCCTTCTAGAAGCCGCCTTCGTTCGACTTCTGGGAGCGACCTCAACATGGCTTCGTATTCACCAGTTTCAGCGAGGTAGGGGTTATCAGTCAGACGCGCCGGAATGAATTTACGAAGAAACAGCGGCTGACCTGCTTTACCGTTAGTTGCTGTTTCAGGCCACAAAAGAGCGTTACCTGTATCAACATCGGTAGCTGCAAACGGTGTATTGGGCGGTGCAGGGTCAATGTACATCTTCTTGACCCACCAGCCACCTACCCCTCCGGGGTTTCCTGTGCAGCGCATATATGCGTCAATCTGCGGGTCCGTTGTACGAAGTCTGGAGCGCAGATACTCCCACACGTAGGGAGTTGGGTAGTGCGTTATCTCGTCAATACCAATCCAAGTAAAAGCCTGACCTTGGTAGCGTGTTACGTCCTTGTCCTTGTCGAGGTAGGAGAACCATGCCGTAGCCCCGGACGGGAACTGCCACATAGCCTTGGACTCTCTGAATATAGCACCGGGAAAAGCTTTTGGATAAAGTTGTTTGCTTTTGTCAACCAGTTCTGTAAGTTCGTCCAGTGTACGACGAATAATGAGGGCGCGATGATTGGGATTGCTACAGTAGCGAAGCAAATCAGCAAGAAGAGCGTAAGACTTGCCCCCGCCAGCAGCGCCACCATAAAAGACATCCCTTTCAGGACTCGCCAAAAAGTCAGTTTGCGGTCCTTCATTTGGCTTGAAGATAACCTCTGCTTCATCCTCTACTAACTCCCTTACGGGTTTTGGTACATTCTGTAGTATGGTATCTTCAATAACTTTAGCACCGTTCTTGTTGAACAAAGCCTGTTCAACTTTCTTGATGCTGTCTTTCTTCTCTTTAGCCTTAGATGCTTTCTTCTGTGCTTTCTTTTTTGCCCTGTCCGCATTACGAACTGCAGCGGCAGAAGCCCGTCGCGCTCTTTCTTTTGCAGAGAGACGGTAGTTACCCTTCTCGCCCTCGGCTAATTTGGGACGGCCACGCTTGCGCTTGACAGGCTCTTCTCTTACGTCAGCTTTATCCACCAAAGGCAGGGGGCTTTCTTCGGATGTTTTTTTTATGTCTTCGCTCTGGTGATCTAAAACGTCCAAGAGTTTTACCTTTGTGAAATACTATTTTACTATTACCGTTTGTTTTCTTTTTCTTTGTTGCCATTACTTTAACTTTGGTTTACGAACTCCACCGCCTTTTGCGTATTGTTTAACTTTGCCGCCTTTTGCAAATCTACCTGTAACTCCAAAACGTAAACGCTTTTCTTTGGTTTCAGGATCAATGCTACCCGTAACACCTGCAGTCCCTTTAAATCCACCTAACTCAACAGGTCTTTCATATCTTGCCCCTACAGTGGGTGGTCTGCGCTGTGCTTCCTCAAGCCCCATACCCTTAAAATCGAGATTGAGGTTTAGCCCCTTCGGTAGCTGGCGATTAACAAACTTCTCGCCCTGACGGGCGATTTCTTTTACCGCATCTCTGGATGCCTTGTTCTTCAAGGCTTTGGAAGAATACTTCTCAGGATTAAGAAAGTAATCTGCGGCTACGTAAGCAGCACCCATAGCACCTTTTGCTAGCTGCTCTCTGCTTACATCTTTTTCTATATCAGGGTTAGTAATACCAATGTCCCGTGAACGAGCAGTAAAAGCTGTCTCTTCCATCTTCTCAGATTGATCGATCTGATACTTCAAACCATCCCTGATGGCGGTGACAGCCTGCTTTAGTTGTTGTTTTTGGCTAGCCATTTTGAATTACGTTGTCCTCTACAACTATTCCTCGATCAATTGCAAAAGCGCGTGTCATAAAATCTTCTGTGAGTTTTATCTCAGTGCTTTTGTAGAACTTACCCTTGCCACGAATGTAGCAAGGATAGCTCAGGGGTTTTCTGGTTCTTGATAGTGTAACTTCTACAAATATTTTATTCATGGTCTATGATAACAGGGTCCACTTGCCCCGACTTCGCCGGGAGAAGAACCACTCCGTGTAAAGCAGTAACATTATGTTCAACCTTATCATGTTTGCCCACTCCTACTCTGTTTAGAATAGACTCCGCTGCTTTGATACGCTGTTCAGCGCGTGGGGTAGTTCCGTCATCGTCCAGTGCGTTTACCAGACCTGCCGCTGCTTTTACAGAGTTAGCGGCTAACATGTTCTTTGCTCTCTCTACAATCTCATCGGCTAGAGAGTTCATAACTGCTTTACCAGTGGTTTCACAGTAGCCTGCTGCGCGTAAAGCTGCAGCGTTGTTACCACCATTATCCATAAGTGCATCAAGATACGCAAGCTGTTTTTCTGTTAGCTGGCGTTTTTTATTTTTAGTGGGTAAAAGACCTTCCGCCATCAGTAACGTACTTTACGTACTCCTCCACCCATTGCATATTCTTTTTTAAAGCCTTTAATCCCTGCAACAATGCCGCCTTCTTTCATACCAGCAACTTTATTGCGGTTCATCTCCATCAGGCTCTGCTGCGGATTTTGCTGCATGGTTCCTGCACCCATAATCTTATTTTTATCCGGTGTGCCGGTCTGAGCCATGCCTCCCATGTACATTTTCTTTTTCACTGACTTCTTCCTCTTCATCGTGGCGACATTCGTCGGCTTGCCGCCGACACCTTGCGGCTTGGCCCTTTTACGAGCAACGGCGCTCTTTCTTTCCGCTGCCGTCATGGACTTAGCTTTGGAGCGCGGCACACACTTAGGGTAGGCACGTTTAGATTTAGATGCAGAAGAACGACCGCAAGCCTGAAACTTGCCGCCTTTCTTTGGCGCACCAATGTCTACCCA